AGTTTCTTTCATGGTTCATCAAATAGTATACTATCTATATAATTTTCTGCCCACCCTTTGTCAAACCATTTAGATAAAACTGATTCTGTTTTTCTGTTTTTCTTCTGTTGTATACAGTATCTTTTTTGATCATCAAAACGTTCTCCTGTTAATACTGAACATGGAGAATCTTGTTTAGCATTACGAACTGCTTCTTTATATATTCTAAGATATTCTAAAACTACACAATAAAAATTTGCCTTCTCTATCTCTTCTCTTATACGTTGAAACTTCATATGTTCTGAAAATATATCAGCCCATTCTGGCAATTCACGAGGTTCTTTAAAATGATACAATTCACTAACCTTTCCAATCTCTTCATATATTAAATCAGTTCCAGTAACAGGTGATATATCAACAATAGCAGCAGTAACTACTTTTGGAGTAGCAACAATATCTGCTCCAAAGATAGGAAGATTATAACTAGGATCAGGAAACCAAACACAATGAAGTACTTCCATACCTTGTGCTTGTCCAGTCTCCAAATGTATTTTTCTAAGACCAGGACACTTCCACATCTCATTAAAGATATGAACATGCTCATGATGAATCTCAGGATACTCATTCATCATAGATTCTACTCCTGGTAGATCTTCTACAGAGTGCCTGATTAAATCGGCTATATCATCAACTAAATTACGAGAGTTAGACATTCACTAATATGTCTCCATCACTATCATCATCATCAATTTCATCTATTCTTTTTTGTAAGGATCTGTTTAATATTTTATCATTAAATTGACTATCTGGGGTAAATTTAATATCAACTTCACCTTCCTCCCAATCAGGTGAAAATTTAACAACCAATAACTCATCCCCTTCTTGAATCTCTTCAAGTTCTGGATGTCTTCTTGGTTTTCTTTCTAACTTATTAATATCACTAAGATTTTTAAATATCAAAGCAAATGCTGCACCTGTAAGGGACACCATAATTACTATAAAACTTAATGATATTAATAGTGTCACAACAGTATTGCTCCTATGACAAATCCTTTTGCAAATGCAAGACAAAGCATTTGATAATCTGTTAGTTTAAACTTCTCTTGAATTTTCTTTGCCCATTTCTTATCCCATTCTTTGAGATTATGAAATGTTTCTTTAAGATTTACGTTCCACATTTTTAGTTTCTAGAATTTCATCATACCTGTCATAATGACCATATGGGATTTCACCAGATCTCTTTTGATGTTTCAAAGTTAGATCTAAGAGTCGTTTATATTTAGCGACTTCCTTATTATCCCCTTTTTTATCTTCGGGTTTAGTCATTGCTTACCTACTAAATTTTACTTGTAGTGGTATGCTGGCTTAGATGTTTTAGATAATTTACCTGACCTTACTTTAGTCCCTGAAGTTTCTCCATCTCCTTTGGGATGTTTGCCTGGTGCAGACTTACCTAGATTAATAGATTTACCTGGTTTCTTGGATTGAGTGTCGTGTAATCTTGCAGGTTTCTTTTTATCTTTAGTGATAACAGATTCCTGTCCATGCTTACGTCCTAACCTTCTCATTGTTTTACCAAACCTACGCTTGCTCATTTTATCAGGTTTGCTTGTTTGGTAAGAGACTTCTCTTCCAGTCCCTTCTTTTCCATCATCAGATTTATATTTGTATTCACCTACACCCTTTTTATATCCAATACCTTTCTTTTTTAAATCTTTTTCAAGTCCTTTACGTTTGTCTCGATTCTTGGATTCCGAACTACCACGATCCGCAGAAATATTACCAGTCACTTTAGTCTTAGACTTAGTGAGCATTCGTGTAGTAGGATTACCCTCTATGATATTAATAAAGTCCTTATAGTACATAACTTTAGTTTGTTCCTTTTGTGCTAACTTATTAGCAGTAGCATACATGACATCTTTATCACGATCTCCATAAAGTTTTTTAAAGCGATGAGAACTTTTGCGTTTCATCCCTTTAACAATACGCTCTGCTTCTTGATTAACTAAAGGCATCTTTAGCCACCAACCACTTGTACCTCTTCGACAATAACTGCACTAGTGGCAGCTGTTATCTTTACAGCACGTTGGATTTTTGCTTTATTACCTGATGACCAGGTGTAATCGGCACTAGCACTAGAAGAATCTACGTCAGTAGATAATACATTATTAGTTGAAACAGCAGTAATCTTCTTACCAACAGTGCCAGCAGAAAGAAAATTACTATCAATTGTTGGAGATGTACTATCATCTACAATCGCAATAAAATCTCCAACAGAAAATGGATGATTGCTAGATGTATCTTGAACATGTTCACCAACGTAATAATCAGCAGTTGCATCATCGATAGCTTTTACTATCTTTGCTGAACCAGGTTTACCACCTTTGATAAGAATGAATTCATTCTGAACTAAGGTAATAGCAGCACCACCATTAAAGGAAACGGTAGCTGCACCAGCAGTGGAACCAACTCTGTAATAGCCAGTTTGTACTGTTTGATATTCAGTAGCACCAGCAGCTACACTATTGGTACTTAATACGTTGAGGACTGTCATGTCGTGTCTATGTAGTTTCTTCTGTCTTATTTATATTCTTTTGTTGCTTAAGCATTTTTTGTAGGTCTGCTGTACTACCTATAAACATAGTATTATTAACTGTTGCTGGTCCTTTTTTATCTTCTTTACCCAATTCTTTCATCTTACCTTGAAGGTCAATTAACTTATCTGCTACGTCTCCGACACTCTTAATAAGTTGACCTGCCACTTCATAAGCACGTGGATGATCTGACGCTCGTGCCACATCAAGTATGCCATCTACTGCCTCCTGTCCTTTCATAACCAAGTTATGTAGTTGAGCACGAGAAACCTCATAGTCTTGCGTTATATCATCAGTCTCTATTTTTAATGCCTTTGATTTCTCAACATGCTTTTTTAATTCAGATGGTTCTTCCGTATCAAAAACATTATTTAAACCATCAAAAGTATCCATAATTAAATTGCCTCATCTGCACCACTTACAGGATTACGTTTCTTCTGATCTGTAAACTCAGAATACAACTCACCAAATCCAAAGTCATCATCAGACTCTAGTAATGCTGCATCATCTTCATCTATCTTCAGAATAGCTGCACCATTTGCATGTCCTGCAATACTAGTATTATTCCATCCACGACTGACGTGTAAGGTGCTACCAACAACTCTGTTTACATGCATTACCTCAGTACCAATCTGAATGTCATCTCCTTGTGCAAGAGATGCTACACTAGCAACAGATATAATTCCATCGTTAATGTCCATTGCAGCAGTAAGAGTAGTAAGTCCTACTCCATCTCTATCAATAAGGGATGTAGGTGTAGATGTATATCTTACTTCTCTTGGTGCAGAAGTTGTATTGACAGAAGTATACATATCTGCAACTGCTTTCTTGATGATCTTAGAATCTGAGATAGGTCCGTATAGATATGTCTTACAATTAAATCTTAAAGTGTAAATTATAGCTCTTCTAGTTGCAAAATCTCCTTCATAATCATCTTCATAATCAATAGAATTTAAAACAACAGGAACATCCTTTGTCTCCCCTATTGTTGTGGCCAGTTTAACTGAAAGATTATAGTGGGGTTGAAAGAATGGAAGTATTTGTTCTATAATTTGTAAACCATCATCCTGATTCTTAGAAATAATTGCTAACTCAAATTCAAGATTATATGGAACAGGCATGAAAGCATTCTTGTTTGTGCTTACATTATTCTTAAACTTAATTTTTTGTGTAGGTGAAACTTTCCTGGATGAGTCATAACTCACTCCTGCAATTTCAAATGATATTCTAGGAAGAGTTATTTGCACTCTTTTGTTTGTAGGATCAGGATTTTGATCTAAACGTGCTAAAAATTTCTGCTTAGGACCATATGCCAATGGAACTTTCATCACTTCATCTGAGCGACGTATTTCAATGTTGTTAAACATTGTTCCGAAAGAAACAATTGTCTTTCTGAATATCTCGTGATATGAATAAGTTCCTAGCATTAGATTGTTAAGTCAGTAGATGATGCGACTGTACCAAATGGATTAGATTCACTAAAGTCGATAATATCGTTGTCGGCTGTTTCAAACTCGTAATTTTGATCGTAGGTAATATTTTTATTATCTACTGTATTATATGTAGCAGTTGTCCAAGATGCACTAGAGGTGCCACCTGTAAGTGTCTCTGGAATTGTAAATGTACCAG